GATCTTCCCCCAGTAATGAGATATGATAGCTTTATAAATAAGCTAGAGTTGAAGTTGGAGAAATCCGGATATGATTACAGAATAGAAAATAAATCTCAAAGTAAATGTGAATTGGCTGTTCAGATAAAAGGAAATGTTACTCCTGAAACGTTCTCCGCTGTAGCGGATCATATTTCTAAGCTTACCAAGATCATAGTTAAGGAGGATGTTATATTTGTTAGGGATGGTAATGTGATGGAATTCGGATCTGTTAAGGAATATCTTGATCATTTTAAGCAGCACCTTGAATTGGTTAAACTTAAAAGGATAGTAAGAGATAATGAAGATAATATCAAGGAGCTTTCTTTTCTGGAAGCTAAATTGACATTTCTAAATTTTATGATTGAGAAGAAAAGAAAAAATGACGAGATAATTAAATTCTTGTCGGACTTTCCTTCTTGGGTATCCTCAAGATTGCAGAGAATAGAGATAGTAAAGCTTTCACCTGAATACATTAAGGAAACCAAAGAAGCTATAGACTCTATAAAAAAAGAGATTGAAAAGATTAAGAAATCTATATCCGCTCAGGAGAAAGTTTATAAGAAAGTTTCATTGGATGTCGAGAAACTTGGGGATGGCGCATCAAAGAGGATACAAAATAGTTTATTTGAAACCCAACATGATGACGGAATAGAGATATTCAGGGTTCTTGAGGATGAATTTGAAGAAACAGTGGAGGAAGAAAAGGAGGAATTTTAATAATTAAATATTTTAATAAAAATGAGGTTAAGAATAACAAGTATACCTAATTTAATTGTCTTTTTGAAAAGACTAAAGACCGTTGAAAAAAGTGTCATACTGGAGATAACTCCAGATAGCATTTTTTCAAAAGTACATACACCAGATAAAGCTACGATGAAATACTCCAGTCTGGATCTCGATAAAGTTTTTGAAACCGATTTCGATTGGAGCTCGATAAAGCACGATCGTGTTAAAATTGGTCTTAATGATGTTACTAGATTGATGGAGGCTTTTAAACATTTTAGACCTGAGGAGGAGGTTAATTTGGAACTTGATGTTGCAACTGTTGATGATTCGAGCGTTTCTACTGAATTGAGATTGGTTTCCCCGGCATTAACCATCAGATTAAGATGTTCTGATCTTACTATGCTTTCTTATGTTGAGGATAAAATACTATCTATGGTTCATTCCAAGGAGGATTGTCTTGTAAATTTTAAAATGTATCAATCAGACTTTACAACCATAGCTTCTCTTTGTGGAATGGAAAGTGATAACCAGGAGATACTTTGTTTTGATATAGATGAAAAAACTGTTCATGCAATAGGTAACTCATTCAATTACAAACTAAACATAGGATCGAGTGAGATAATTTTGGATGATAGCGAAAAGGAAGCAGCGAATATCTATAAGAGTCAGCTTGGTTACATGGAATCTGAATCTTGCGATGTTTATGTTCATGATAACAGGCTCGTTTTATTTTCTGAACAATCAGCAACATCGATAGCAATAGGATTGGTCGAAAAATAATAGATAATATATGACTCCAGAAGAAATTAAAGAGATTGAACAGAAGATAGAGAGGCTCACCGCGCTTAAGAATGAATATAAGAACGAAGAGCAAGCTGTAAAGTTAACAATGAACTCCATCTACGGAGCGATTGGTAACAACTATTTTGTTTGTTTCAATCCGGATGTTGCCGAAGCGGTAACCTTACAGGGTCAGGATCTTATCAAATACTCGGAAAAAATATTACATAAATATTTCCATGAACATTGGCATCTTGACACCGAACTACACGAAAAACTTGGATTAACCCAGGTTAAAAGAGTTACTAATCCTCTGGTCGTTTATGGTGATACTGACTCCAACTATGTTACTTTCCAGGAGGTCGTTGACTCTTGTGATCATTCGGGTGATGCAAAGGATTTAATTATTAAGATAAACGAGTATAGACTTAATGATTATCTTAAAAAATGTTTCGATATCTATTCAAAAAAATGGGGAACCGAAAATTATCAGGATTTTGAACTAGAGACTCTTGCTATAAATGCTATATTTCTCGGGAAGAAAAAATATGTTGCGAATCTTGTCTATGATTCAGGGCTTCATATGGAGCCACTCTCGCAGCTTAAATTTACTGGTGTTGAGATGATCAAGGGAGGTACTCCTTCATTTGTCCGCGAGAAATTGATTTATTTAACAAAGTTAATCTTTAGTAGGGGTAGATCTTTTGATATTAGAGAATTTGTGAAAGAACTTAAATCAATCAAGAAGGAATTTAAGCTACAAGAACCACAGAATATATCTGCTTCCATAAATGTTAATAACTATGATAAGATATTAAACGATACAACTGCATTCGAGGTTGCTAAGGCATGCCCGATACACGTCAGAGCATCTGGATACCACAATTACCTTCTTAACAATTCCACATATAAAACAAAATATTCTCTTATACGTGCTGGTGATAAGGTCAATCTATATTTCGTTAAAACTAAAAATATTAACGACAGTAATATATTTGCATACCCACAGGGAACATTCCCTTATGAATTTGCACCGCCATTGGACTATGACGAACAGTTCACGAAAACCATTCTTGATCCTATAAATAGATTCATCGAGGTTATGGGATATAATCAAATAAGTCCAAACCTATTTATGGTTAATGCCCTATTTTAATATGAAAGATTTTTTTGATAATCTTGATGACGACGATTTTGGTGATTATGTAGTTTTGCTTGTGGAGGAAGCAAATTACATAATACATAATAGGGTGGAGTATCTAAGAGATAAAATGATGACCGAGGATGAAAAAATTGATAGGTTAAAGGAGCTTATGGATTTTTTCATTCTTGAGGACCAGATGATAATATATGATGATCTATGGTCTATTATGAATATGATACTTCTTAAAAAATATATGAGGTGTAGCGTAACTGATCTTATATAACTGTATCATTGCTGAGATATATACATAAGAAAATAATTCAGGATGATGATATCAAACAATGTACTAGACTTTTATTCCTTTCTTAACGAAGCTAAAACGGAAAACACAAAAGTTGTAGTTCTTACGGGTAATGTAACAGGTAGTAAAACCTCTGAATCCTTTGTTAAGGAGTGCAAGAAGAGGGGAATTAAATGTTACATAGTTGATGTTAATAGTGTTATGATAGAGAAAGTCTATAATGGGCATTTATTAAAAACTGGTAAGGAAAAAATTCTAATAGATCCAAATTCAACAGTCATTGTACCACGAAGAGGGGTACTAGAAAATTCCCACACCAGACAGATTCTTTTAACATTGGAGGAATCTAGATACTTCACAGTCAATACCTTAGCTTCTATGGAAGCTTGTGAAAATAAATTCATTACATCACAGATAATGGAAGCTAATGATCTTCCCGTTCCTAAGTCAGCTCTTGTTCCTGATGAAAATTCTCTAGACAAAGCTTTGGAAACTATCGGTGGGAAATTCCCGGTTATTATGAAACTTCTGTCAGGAACTCAGGGGATAGGAGTTTCCATAGTTGATTCTTATGCTTCCCTTAAATCTGTATATCAAACCATAAGAAAACTCGATTCTTCTAATGAGATACTTATACAGGAAAAGATAGACTCCAATTACGATCTGAGAATACAGGTGGTAGTTAAGAAATTTAACCCAGATCCAAGAAATAATGATAAGAATAATTCATTCATTATTGGAACTATGAAAAGAGGTGCTGTTAAAAAAGATTTTAGAACAAACTACTCACTGGGAGGAACTGTTGGTAAATTCAAGATAACGAAAGAGCTTTCCGATATAGCAATAAAAGCTGCTAGTGCAGTTGGATGTCACTGGTGCGGAGTTGACATAATGATAGATTCAAAAACCAACAAACCCTATATATTAGAGATTAATTCTTCCCCAGGAACGGAGGGAATATCTAAAGCTATAGGTAAACCGATAGTTGATGATGTTTTAGATTATATTCTGAATAAGAAAAATTGGACATATTCAAATATGGAAATAGGTTATCTTGAAACATTAAAAATCCCAAAAGTTGGAGAGATTATAGCAAAATTTGATACTGGTAACGGTTCCAAATCTTGTACAGTCCATGCGGATAAGGTAGAGGAGAAAGGTGGCAAAGTTTATTGGACAATAGGTAAAAAGAAATTCGTTAATCCAATAGTTGGTCATTCAGAAGCGGAGGTAGGTGACAAGAAACATAAAAGACCCATCATTGAGATGGACATAGATTTCAATGGTGTTATAGTTCCTAATGTTAAGATTTCCCCGGATGACAGAACAGATAAGAGTACACCTTTTCTAGTAAATAGAGAATTTATGAGAATGGTTGGTTTATCGGTAAATCCTGAAAAAGCATTCGTAGTTACAAAAAATCCTGAGGATAGTTTCAGCTTAAAGAAAGCAAAAGGAAATCCACATGCGGGAATAAGATTTCAAAATAAAAATAAATAAATAAAATGGAAAACTTAAAAGAGTTCGGAAAAGTTAGTTCTAAAATAAGCGAAGGTGAAGAAAGTGCTGAAAAAGACGAAAAAATCCAGGTTTTGCTTTCTGGTGAAGATTTAAGTGATCTAACAAGAAAGATAGCGAAAAAAGCTTTATCTAAAGGTGAAGCTCCTGTATCTGTATCCCACTATGTTAGATCACTAATTAGAAGAGATCTTGGTAAAACTACTAAAGATTAATCCTTATTAAAGAAATCTGTGTAAGATAAAACCCTTCGATCTTTTGATTGTGGGGTTTCTTCTTGGTGTTCTGTTTCTATTTCCGCGTCGCTAGGCTCGGATAAGTTATCACCATAGTCTTCATCATCATCGTACTCAGAGTCTTCATCATCCTCGTATTCCTCGTCTGGATCTTCAACTTCCTCGTCATCCTCGTATTCCTCGTCTGGATTTTCAATTTCATCGTCCTCTTCGTAGTCCGAATTATCTTCGTCCTCGTCATATTCAGATTCCTCGTTGTGATCGTCCTCGTAATCTTCATGCCCTTCTGCTTCTGGTTCTCCATCTGACAGATAGGCATCATCATTAATGAACTCTTCTTCCTCTTTTAAATGTTTCATAATTTTTAATTTTTATAATTAGAATATATATATCCAACTTAAAAATAATGTCATTATTATGTCCATAATACTGGAATTTTCCGAATTTGAAGATGCTGGACTTAGCGAAAGTGAGATGAACCTAATCAAGGATTGGGTTAAAAAATATGAGAAGTATTTTAATTTTCACGATACTGAAAATTTTGAATCCTCGATTGATCAATTAGCAGCTGATGTTATAGATCAAACGGGAATAGATAAATCTAAAACCAATGATGTTATTGAATATCTTGAAGAATTGTGCTTGCTATCTGATGGGATTTCAGTTGTTATGGCTCCAGATGCACAATTTCAATCCAGAGATATTGACCAATTAACAAGATTTTGGTAAATATTTTATGGAAATATTTTTTTTTCCGATTTTTTTTAATATATTTGGGAAATAAATAAATTTCAATGAAACCAACTAAAGCACTATATGTTGATTGGCATGCACCAAGAAGAAATTCAGGGAAGATGGTTCCCGAAAAAAGACCATGGGAAATTGCTATGATTATAAGATCAACCCATTTTTCTAGAAAATATAACGGTCTTTCCCCCATTCTTTATTGTGATCCTGATACATATTCATATTATGATGAAATAGGTTTACTTAAACATTTCGACGGGGTCAAGCCGATTCTACCGGAAATTACTAATTTTGATCCTAGCGTTTTTTGGGCAGCTGGAAAATTCTATGCAATATTAGATTGTAATGAGCCATTTATTCTAGTAGATCTTGATGCTGAAATTAGATTTACTATAGAATATGGTGATTGTGATGTTTATTGTACACACATGGAGAGAATAATTAAGGGTGATCTTAAATTCTATCCTGATGTTGAATATCTTGATGATAAAAATTATATGTCTAATAATTTCGGTATCGAGTGGAGTGATCGTGCATGTAACACATGTTTACTTGCTTTTAATGACATAGATTTTGCTAAAGAATATGCAAGTATGGCTTTAGAGTTTATCGATAGCATATATGAGATTAATCCTGCATTTACTAATGTTTCCTATATGGTTTTATCGGAGCAAAGATTTCTTTATGAACTATGTAGATCTAGAGGAAAGAGCATAGGGACTCTGATTAGTGGAAATTATATGCCGACTAATTTTCCGATAGAACTTCCAGCATTTGAAAATTCTAATGTTGAGGAGATTGCGGATAAAGGATTTTTTCACGTGTGGGGATTTAAAAATGACATAAAGAAAAGTCAGGATGTTGAGGATGAATTTTTTGGATCCTTAATATCAACAGCCCCTGACGTTGAAGATTTTATAATTGAATCGGTTTCTATTAATTATAAATTATATATAGATAAATGATTTATATGTTTTGGAAGACCATGATGACGATTTAATGAAGGAAGCTAAAAAATTAGCTGCTGAGCTTAATATTACCTTAACCGAGCTAATGTTAACCCCAAGATTATTAAATCTTATAAATAAAATTATACAAGAAAAACGAAACAAATCATAAAATTGTTTCTTTAATATATATTAAACGGGTCATCACGGTATTGATTGGCAGAGTTCGTTCTTTGAGATGCAGGCAGAGTTAGTATTGGAAACTCTTAAATAACCTATACAACGCTTTAAACGGCAAAAACAACGTTTGGGAATCTATCAACTCGTTTGGTACTCCCGTAGCTAAGACTGAGCTTGCGATAGCGGCATAGTCGACCTGGTCTCACTTACCAAGGAAAGTAAATGTGAAAATCCCGGGTGGCTCCCTCAAGACTTCGGTCGTCGTCAAGGCGTACCTTGAACATCCAGATCCTAGAGATCTATACAGGGGGCGAAAGAAAACCGTTTTAGAAACATTGTACGTAACATGTTGTTCCGATGGTTGATACTCTTAATCGTAAAAGAAGAGAATTATTTGGTAGCATTAGAAAAAGTTACTAAGCCTGTGAATGAGTCCTTTGGCTATCTGAACAAGACGAGGGTTCGAATCCCTCATGATCCACCGGCGCGATTTCGTACTTTAGTTTAGATATATAAACTAAACTAAAGTATAGAAATGGCAAGAAAGGTACACAAATATCACTTTATTTACAAAATAGTAAATATTAAAAGCGGTAAATATTACATAGGTATGCACTCAACTCATAATCCGGATGATGGTTATATGGGTGGAGGGAAAAGAATTACCAATTCAGTAAGAAAACATGGTAAGGAAGCACACACCAAAGAAATTTTGGAATATTTTGATGATAGAGAATCATTAAGACAGAGGGAAATTGAATTGGTTAATGAGGATCTTTTAAAAGATCCAATGTGCATGAATTTGCAGCCTGGTGGCGGTGGTGGAATAAGTGGTCCTGAACATATGCAGAAATTTTCTAAAGCTGGAAATGATGCATATAGAGAAAAACTAAGTAATCCTGAATATAAACAAAACTTAGCACTTAAATGCGATTGGTCAGGAAAGGGTAAACATATGCTTAGCGTTCTTAACGAAAGAGGTTTTGACTTTGGTACACTAAGAGGTAAATCACACACTTCTGAAACAATTTCCAAAATGAAGGAATCTAAAATAGGTCAGGGAACGGGAAATAAAAATTCGCAATTTGGCAGAAAATGGGTTCGTAATTTAAAAACAAAGGAATGCATAAAAATAGATTCTTCCGAGTATGAAAATTATATAAATCTAGGATGGGAAGGTGGAAGATTTCCTTCCGAATCTTATTCCAAATTAACAGAATCTAGTGTTATTGAAATAAAGCAAATGCTAATTAAAAACATAAAACCGAGTGAAATAGCTAAAGCATTCGATGCTTCTATAACTGCTATTAGAAAAATAAAACGTGGCGAAACTTGGAGCCATATTATTAAAATTAACTAAATCAAATCAAAAATGGAAATTGCAATTATTTTATTGTTATGCATCTTATTACCTGCTGCCATAGCGATAATAGGTATAAGAAAAGCTAAAAAAGAAAGAATTAAGGAAAGAGACGAGATGTTTTATGACGATTCTGATGAATCACAGATAGATTCGGATAATTCTGAAAAAGACGGTATAGATGCAGTTTCTCTAATTAGTGGAATATTGGGAGAGGAAGTAGAGAAAGCTACTAAACCTAGGAAGAAAAAACCAGCAAAGAAGAAAAAACCCGAATTCCCTATAGAGCCAGTAAAACCCAAATCTAAAAGAGGAAGAAAACCAAAAAATAAAGATAAAAAAGGTGGGGATCAGATGTTATTAAGCTAATACTATAACCTTGATAATATTTTAATTTTAAATATATTGATTTACACTCAAAGACTCTATAAGATATTTAATAGAGTCTTTTTTTATACCTGGTTAAAAAGAATAAAATATGAAATTTTTAATACTTTTTCTATCTATAATATCAATAGGATATTCACAGAAGGCTATTGTTTATGGTGCATCTATATCATATTCTAATAATCCCAATAGAATTTTGCTATATACTCCTGTCTCTCTATTTGAGACCACTGATAATGACTATCATGTTAGAGTCCGATTGAGAAGAGAGGCTCCAATCGGTGTGATAAATGGGGTAGAATACGGGTATCTCATAGAGCAGCCATTTTTTGAATATGATGGTTATAAATTGCCCATGTTTTGGGCTTTCAGTACGTTGTATTCAGTTAAATATAAAACTAAAAAAAATGTAAGTGTAAGTACACTATTCGAGATATTTTACACAAAACCTGGAAACTATTATATGAAAATAGACAAGATGTGCTATGATGACGTAATGGAATCAAGCGAAGTTTCAATAACAATAAAATAATGGAAGCATTCTTAGAAAAAATAAATGGAGAGTGGTTGGATGATTTTGTTTATATAGCAAAGCAACCACTTATTGATATGGGGTATAAAATAGTTCCATATGATGGTGATGATCTAGAGCACACACTGGTTATGAGAAATCCTGATCCCAATACTGATATCTGCATAGGTTCAGTGCAAGGAACTGAGAGGTTTTTCGAAGCTTGTGGAGTGGAAGTTCCCAAATATCTTGGGTATCCCGAACAGCTTAGAAGGTATTTGGGTAGAAAAATAGAAACAACAACATTTGGTGAGCTTGGAACGGATTTTCCATATTTTGTAAAACCAGCGGAGTCAATTAAGATGTTTACTGGTGATGTGGTCGATAATCCTAAGCATCTGGAATATCTTGCTGCTTTTGATAAATGCCTACCTGATACTCCAGTGATAAAATCTGGGGTTATCGAATTCCTATCCGAATATAGAGTTTTTGTTAGTCATGGTAAAATATATGACGTTAAGCATTATAAAGGTACTTGGAAGGAACACATAAGCTGGAATATTGTGGAGTTGATGGTTAAGGATTATACGGATTGTCCATCGGCATATACTCTTGATGTTGGCATAGATTCCAGAGGTTTGACAAGGCTTGTTGAGGTTAATGATATGTGGGCTATAGGATCATATGGTATGGAAGGTAGGGATTATGCATTACTATGCGCAAGAAGAATGAAGGAGATATTAAAAAAATCATAAATAAATTTTTTTCTTTTGAATTTTATTCTTATATTTGCATAACCAAAATATAAAAAGATGAGCTTTAGACACATTAAGAAGAGAATAGGTTTAATACTTCCGAAGTTTAGTAGAACTATTAAAAGAGATGTACTTTACATTTCTCCCAAGATGAATAGGGAGGAAGGGGAGATAACATCTATTATAAGGAATCTACTTTCAAATCCTGAGAATAAGGTTGTGTATTCAGTCAATAGCAAATCTATAAGAATTCAAACTAAGGACAAAAAGTATGTAATTGCGCTAACTTCCGGTCAAGTAAGAATAAATTTTGTCAATATATCCATAAACGAGAGAATAGGGAGTAAGCTTTTTAAGAATGTGATTAGTAGAATAGAGGATGAGATATCGGTAATGGATAATGATGTTGCATCGGATCATAAAGAATTTCTAAGAAGTATGAATGGTATATTCATGAAGAGCAATGCTGAATTTAGTAAAAGATCTGAAGCCGTTAAGAATGCATCACAAAAAAATATAGAAAGCGCACTGTCAAGGATCCTAAAGGATTCTATGACGGAATAAAAATATAAATATATGTTAAAAATAACATTAATATCAGATACACATAACAAGCATCATCAGATAACAGAAGATCTTCCTGGTGGTGATCTTCTTCTTTTTGCTGGTGATATAATGGGTACAGGTTACAAACCGGATGAACTCCGAGATTTCTGTAAATGGTTCAATTCCTTGGATCAATATGAAACCAAGATATTTATAGCTGGTAATCACGATAGAATCTTTGAGAATTTTCCAGATGAGACTAATATGATAGTTAAAGAATATCCAAATATCATATATCTACAGGACGAGAGGGATTCCCATTTTATAAATGGTGATCAGGATAATTTCGTTAGTATCTATGGTTCACCCTGGCAGCCTTGGTTTTATAACTGGGCTTTTAATCTTCCAAGAAATGGACCTGGACTTATGTCTAAATGGGAGGCTATACCTGAACTCACTGATATATTGATAACTCATGGACCAGCTTTTGGATATCTCGATACAGTTCACGGAAGAAGACACGAGAATCTAGGGTGCGAATTATTAACGGAAAGAATAAAGGAAATAAAACCAAAAATCCATGTGTGTGGGCATATACACACCGGCTATGGGTATGTTTTTGATGGCGACACACACTTCTTTAATGCCTCAGTTCTCAATGAGGATTATAACTATGCACATAAGCCTTTTGTGTTCGAATGGGATCCTGTTACTAATGAGATAATTTTTCCAGAATAAATCTTATTACCGTTGAAATTTATTTGATTTTTTGTCATATAAAAAGACAAACATCATAAATGAAAACCTTCTCTAAACCTTCCGAAGCAATAAAATGGACAAAGGAAAGACTATCCAATTATGGATATGTAGTTAAAACTGAAAAATGGCAGGGTATCGAATCGCCAGATGATATGTGGGAAACCATGAATCATTCTTTTCAATTTTTCGTTCCTGAAACATTAGAGGATCTTAGGATGGAGGTTAAGCCAAATCTCCCTTGGGCGGATGATCACTTCAAGGAAAGAGTTGGTGGATTACCACTTAATCCCCCTCCATCACATGAATGGTGGCCATTCGCACAAAAGAACAATGAGCAATTTGGCGGACACGAGAAATTCTCGCACACATATCCAGAAAGGATCTGGCCTAAATATAAGAATGTACTTTCAGATGGTACAGTTATTGACGAAGGACCAATGGAGGGGATTAGATTTACATATGGCGATTTTGGTGATGTCATAGATCTGATGGAAAGAGAACCTTTTACTAGACAAGCATTTTTACCTATATGGTTTCCTGAAGATACTGGTACTGTTCATGGGGAAAGAGTACCCTGCACGATAGGATATCATTTTATGAGGAGAGGTGACAATCTTCATATTGTTTATTATATTAGATCTTGTGACTATATAAGACATTTTAGAGATGATGTTTATATGGCATGTAGAAAACTTATGTATGTACTGGATATGCTTAAACTTAGAGATTATGAGAGGTGGAAGGATGTTAAACCTGGATATTTTGCAATGCATATAGTCTCCTTGCACTGTTTCAATAAGGAGAAAGGAATACTAAAACAATCAAAGCTATAATTATGGAAAACCCAATAATATTAGGACCAGATTTTAAAAAAATCAATGAGCCTTCAGATAGCATAAAAAAACACTATGCTAAACTTTATGAAAGAAATCAGAATAAGTTCATAAGGAGGTCCAAACTTGAACAGTCCCACCTTGGAAGTGAATTTAATCACGATGGAAGAACCCTTAGATTAATTGGATCTGCAGATGGTGACAGAATGGTTGTTGTTGATGAATCTGACAACACTTACTATTTCATACATTCGGATATACCAACTAATGCAATATTAAACAACGTATAGATTTTGTTAGAATATTATATAAAAACTATAGACCCCAGGTCGCATATAGGAGTATGTGAAATAATTTCATTAATGGGGATAGAAATCCTGGAGGATGAATTCGGTGGTCCTGATGATGGATATTATGGTATTTTTAAGATTTTGTCCGATTCTGATGCGTTTGACGTCTTCGCAGATCTTCCAGATATTATAATAGATTTTCCAAGAGATAAGACTCTGCGTTAAAAATATATAGTATTATTTGGATATATAATTCAAATAAACTTTGGTGTATTGGGCGATAAACCGGAAGTAACTATGGACGAAAAAGAAATAACACAAGCTTTTCTGATGAAGGAAATATTAGGTGAGATAAAAGATCTCAAATCTAGTATGCCTAACGGGCAAATAAAGATTCTTCAAACTAGTATGGATGATCTCAAAAGAGAACAAAAATCCATCAAGGACGATATGTCGGATATAAAGAAGAAACTACTAGATCCCGATGATGGCGTAATAGTTAAAGTTAACGAGAATACAAGGTTCCGAATGCAGGAACAAGATCGTTATGATGATTATATGCAATTTACCATCGATATACAGGAAATGAAAACCTGGAAGAAAGGTGTAAATCAGGCACTTTGGATTCTTTTTGGAGCTCTCATAGCAGTTGCTGGTAAAGTTATATTCGGGGTCGGATAATAATATCATGGATATAGATTCACATTCTTTTAGAGATTTTATAGACATAAAGGATAAAAGCGGTGCGTATCTTGGTGATCTTTTCTATGACAAGGTTAAATCAGCAATATCAAAAGATAGAGATTTAGCTTCACTTTTTACATCGGTTGATAACGATCCAATGAATCCTGGAACATCTCAAATATTTATGTGTAGTATAGATAGTGAAAAATTTCCTATATTTTTGCAAGAATATCTTAGATGGTGTGAGGGAAGGGAAGAGTATGAAAAATGCTCTGAGATAATGGGTTTAAATATATTATGAATCGTTATGAAAGATTCAGATATAAAAAAATACAATCTTTCACTGAAACTGTATACTGAAATAATGAGTAACAGTGGGAAGGGTCGGACAATCCCAGAGATAAGGGAGTGTCTCAAAACTTTTGAGACTTTGGAAGACTATGATAAGTGTAGGGATCTTTTAAATATCCTAAGAATAGAATTTGATGATGAAAATGCAGATAAACGGTAGAGATCAGAGAGCAATATTCGAGAGTGCATATAATAGCATGATCGTTTATGGTAGAGAGAGTATGATGTCTCAAAAAATATTATCAAGAAGAGACGAAATAGAATCATCCATGATAAGGTATTATGAGCAAACGGAGGAATTTGAAAAGTGTAAATTTATCCTAGATTTCTTTAAGGATCTTGAAGAGACTCTACAAAAAGACCCACAAAGTGTTGATATTTTGGAATCGTAATAAATACCAAATAAAAAATAAAGGTTTCAGAAATAATACTGAAACCTTTATTTTGTTGATAGATATAAATATCATTAAACATCAAAAAACAATTAATGAAATTTTCAGATCTAACTACAGAACAGATTACAACAATTTCTGATGTTTATTGGGATAGAAATTTAGCTTGGGACGATAGAATGACAAAGCTTAAAAACTATCTCGGTAAATCTGAAAGAACTGTTCAATCCTGGGTTTCCAAATTGGGAATAACAGAGAAGGCTTTACAAGAATCCCCACAATTTATAAAAGCTAAGGAAAGAAAATTCAATAAGAAGAGGAAAAGATTTATTATCACCTGGGCTCAAAACGATACGCCTGTACATGAGACTTTCATCGGGAATATTGAAGCCTATGCTGATTTTATAAATGCTGATATCCATATAATAGCGGGAAGATATAAAAATCCAACATCTGTATTTACTGATAGAAATTACGACACCTGGTCGGAGAGAATAGAACAGTATCTGGATGCTGGTAGACACGAGGTACATAAACATATGTGGATCATGTCCGATGTTAAGATACAACCAACTGCTGTGGATCCTATGACAGGTTTACAAGGTATGAGTGGTATAAATTCGTGTGTTTTTGGATCGCCAAAGGTTCATATGGAAACTATACCTGTACTGGAGGGTAATCTACCCAAGATGATGATGACAACAGGTGCATGTACGGTTAATAACTACACTGATTCCAAAGCAGGAAAGAAGGGAGAATTTCACCACACGCTGGGATTTGTAGTTATCGAAATAAAAGATAAAGACACATTCTTTGCTAGACAGGTTACCGCAAATGACCATGGGGATTTCACTGATCTGTATTTTAATGTTTCCTACAATGCTGGTGAGGAAAAAGGTGTGGTTAGAAGAATTGAGAAGGTGTCTGCAGCGATACTAGGAGACCTACACTACGGTCAACACGACGAGAGAGTGATAAGCAAGACTTTAGATTTATTTTCTCTTATACATCCAGAAAACGTTGTTCTACATGATGTCTTTGATGGTCTTTCGATTAACCATCACGAATCCAAGGATCCATTCATACAATTCCAAAGGGAAGTCGATGGAACTAATTCCTTAAAGAGAGAAGTCGATGAGATGTTGGAAGGACTAGAAGCATTCAAAGAATATAACACAATCATAGTTAGAAGTAATCATGACGACTTTTTGGATCGATGGTTAAAGGGAACTGATTGGAGAAAAGCAAGCACGATGAAAAATTCCATAGAATATATGGAATATAGTGCTTTATTGCTTAGAGGTAAGGCACCTAACGGGATTATCCCATATCTTATAAATGAGAAATTCCCAAATTATACAACACTAGGTCGAAGTGACAGTTTTGTTATAAACGGCTGGGAGCTTGGACAGCACGGGGATATTGGGTCTAATGGAACTAGAGGATCTCTGATACAATTCAGAAAATTAAACACGAAGATAGTGGTTGGCCACTATCATTCACCAGGTAGAAAGGACGGTGCTTTAGCCGTTGGTACATCAACAAAATTAAGGGTTAACTATAATATAGGACCTAGCGGGTGGCTTCAATCCCATGTTATTATACACGAGGATGGTAAGGCTCAGCATATAAACTTCATAAAAGGAGAATTCACAACTTTAAAATAAAAGAGGTCCAGGTAGTCATAATTTTTTATGATATATAATATAAAAAATTAATCTAATGATAATTTATAAAACCATAAATCTTATAAACGGAAAAATCTACATTGGACAAGATACCAAAAATGACCCAAATTACCTGGGATCTGGAAAAATTATAAAAGAAGCCATTAAAAAATATGGCAAGAAAAATTTTACAAAGGAGATAATAGAAATTTGTAATAATCAGGATGAATTAAATTCCAGTGAGATATATTGGATTGATAAATTAGAATCTAGAAATAATGAGATAGGATATAATATATTATCCGGTGGATTGGGCAGTACCGGATTTAAACAATCAGCGGAATCGATAGAAAAAATTAAAGAAAATAATAGATCTGAAAATTTTAAAAAAATAATGTCATCACCGGAGGTTTCTAAAAAAATATCAGAAGGACAAAAAAATTCCGATGCTAAAAAAAATTTACACAAATCCCCCGAATATAGGGAGAAAATGTCAAAATCACTCAAGGATAGAATTTTTTCAGACGAGCATCGTAAAAAATTATCAGAAAGTCTGAAGGGTAAGAAAAAATCGGAGATACATTCTAAAAATTTATCGATTTCTTTAAAAAATAGTGAAAAAATTAAGGGTGAAAATAACCCATTCTATGGTAAAAAACATTCTCAAGAAACAATAGAGAAGATAAGAGAAACAATTAAAAATAAAAACAATGATAATAAAAAATGATCCGCCTCAACTTCGCGAGCTAAAATACATAGCTGGCGTTGATGAGGTGGGCTAGAGGACGTGGGTGCCTCTCAGGCGCGGTTGTAGCAGCAGCTGTTATATTGCCTCCTGGATTTAGTGATCCTAGGATAAAAGACAGCAAGACCATTAAAAGTCTTAAAAAAAGAGAGGAAGCAGAAAAGCTAATAATGGATAATGCCATATGTTGGGGTATAGGAGCAGCTTCACCAGAGGAGGTTGATAGGATAAATATACTACAAGCAACATTCCTTGCAATGAAAAGAGCAATTGATTGTTGCGGTAAAGTTCCTGAATTCTTATATATTGATGGCGATAAATTCCCAGGATATAATGGAATTCCTTATGAGTGTGTTATAAAGGGTGATTCTAAGATACAATCTATAGCAGCAGCATCAATACTTGCTAAGGTACATAGAGACAGATTAATGAGATCACTGGATAATGAATTTCCCAAATATGGTTGGGTAACCAACGTTGGATACGGAACAGCAGATCATATAAAAGCCATAAGAGAAATTGGCATAACTAAACATCACAGAAAAACTTTCTGTCAAAATTTTATTTAATATGGAAAACAACGAGGAAAAAGAATTTATAGTTGCTGACGAGTTTAGCATAATGGACGAAGAACAAATACAAAAAGTAATAGGGATTGAAAGCTTTGATCAGGCGGAATGGTGTTTCCAATTCGATGACGAGGATCCAATAGTTATTGCTTGGAGCAACGATCAGAACGAACCTGGTGAATTAACATTTATGTTAAAGGCAAATAGTGAGAGCAGAATAGCTTTCCAATCATCAGACGGAAGCAAAACCCTCAGGATATTTGCCAGATCAATGTCGGACGAAAAACGGGAAGAACTCGGTAGAGGTTTAAAAACTGAAGAATAGTTTAAGAGTTCCAATAAAACTTATAATTTTTTTGGTATATACAACTAAAAAAAAGTAAATAATGAAAAGTAATTATTTTTTAACCGTTGATTTAACCTCCCATAAGAAATTCCTTAAGGATCAGATCGATGAAATTAAATCAGGCTTGGAACTTAATGAGGATTTCTTAAAATTCTGTACATTGTTTAGTGCTTCTCTGGATATAAATTTCAATGGTTATATTGAAATTTATATAGAGGATCACCCATTCGATAATGATATACTGAATGAGGTTGAGGATCTGATTGAAAATTTAGACTCGTTTATTCCTGGAGGATGGGTAAGTGATTCCAAGATTGAATGGGTAAGCGAAATACCTGATCAAACGTATGTTTGGTTTAAGGATGGTGACGAATGGTCAAGCGTCATTAAAGAACATGACAGAGGATTCATAGGTGAGGAAGAGGAATGGGACGAAGACTCCAGCGATTCCTATAGTTCCTATGATGATTATGATGAGGATTCCTGGTAAGGATATATAATATCAATTGTATTGAAGGTGCCTTTAGTACTTGATGTCCCGGGTTTAACGACCTTTGAGATGTTCGAATGAGCATCGATGGGATTTTAAAAAATAAATAAGGTAAAAATGAAAAACAAAAAACCTGGTATTCTCAGCGGACTTTCCGTTGACAAACCACAAGCCTGGATCGCGGTATCCAGCAATCGTCAGAAAGTTTATGACGTAAACACAGGAACCGAAAAGGTTTATCTGGAAGATGGACAAGAGTTTCAGATTGAGCTCTATAATCCCACACAAATTTCTTATGTAGCTAAGATCTACATAAACGACCAAATCATTAGTTCCTCCGGATTGGTTTTAAAACCAGGACAGAGATATTTCCTTGATCGGTTCATAGACGAAAACAAAAAACTTGTTTTCTCCACTTATGAAGTCGAAGACACAGCAGGGGCTAAAGCTGCAATTGCAAAAAATGGTAATCTGAAAGTTGATTTTCATGCGGAGTATTTTCAAAACTTTGCATGGACTAATACCGGAACAGTAACAACATGGGGGGTTCCCAGCACGCTCCCAACAAACACTCCTCCATTTTTTAGAGATTATGGAAACTATTCCACTCCGGTTTCAACCTTTACTGCTGCAACAACTGGTGACATAACTTACACAAGCGGAACAACAAACACATATTTTTGTTCAAATCTTGGTAGCTTAACAACCAATATTAATTCCAGCTCTACAAGATCTAAGTCATCTAATAGCATAGAAACTGGAAGAATAGAAAAAGGTGGTAAATCCAACCAGAGTTTTGATAATGACAATGGAACTTATAATTCCTATGCATCATGGACTTCCGAATATAAAATACTACCAAGATCTGCTAAGCCCGTGGAGGTATCAGAGATCAGATCATATTGTACAGGTTGTGGTACTAGAATGAAAAAACAAAACTGGAAATTCTGCCCAACTTGTGGCGAATCTCTAGACTAATATAATTTGTACGAAGGCACCTCGATACAATAAAAATTAATCCGTATACGGATATATAATAAAAAATAAACAAAGATGGAAAGAATAGCTTCATTTGAACAATTCAAAAATAACGAAAAACCAGGAATCGTAAATAACGAGGATGTGCTATCAGCAACAAACGAAAACAATAATGACGACAGAAAGCATTACATGTTCTTTAGAAATCTTGCAACCATAAAACATCATGCCGAAGAAATATTAAAGATGGACCCGGATAAGGTCGATGAACTTTTAAATAATGGACATGATTGGGCTTCCGATCATATAGCAACATCCAAAGATGATGTCCAGGAAGTTTCTGAATGGCTAATGGGTGAATTTGCGGATCCTGTTATATCCGATGAGGAAGATGAGGAAGATGAGGAAGATGAAGACGACGATGAAGAAGAGGAGGCTGAGGAAGAAATGGAAACTGAGGAAACTCCCGAGGGTGAGGAGGAGACAGAGGAACTTGAACAACAGCTATAATACATTAATAAACAATAAAAAAACCAGCTATCGGCTGGTTTTTTTGTGAAACATATATTTTATTTAATATATGATGTCTGATTATTTTTTTAATCCGAATTCTTATATTATATTTGCATTCTAAAAGATTGACTATGGAAACAACTCATTTGACATTAAACGTGTTAGGCTGGATCTTCTTACTGGGTTCTTGGGTGATTTATTTTTTTAATAAAAACAAGGAGATAAGATTATACAGGATACAATTGGCAGTTAATGTACTAGCATTAATTTGCTTTGCTACTAATCTGATTTTAAGGTTCGTATAATGGAAGATTTTTTCGAAGAAATGAAAAATAGACCCAGACCAAACATATTCAGAAGAATATGGCTTTGGTGGGATCACGATGGCAGATATGCACATAAAACATTTGTCCACGGGATTAAGAATCTTTGGTACTGGTTTCCTGTGATATGGAAAGATCGTAACTGGGATGGTCATTACCTTTTTGAGATAATGAAGCATAAATTAGTTACACAGGCTGATTATATCGGCCGAAGGGATTTTCATATGAGAGCACAGCAAGATGCTAGAAATATGAGAATATGTGTTAGACTGATCCAGAATATACAGGATGATGTTTACACATTGGAGTATATGGATTATGCCAAAGATAGACATTGGTTTACCCCTTGTGAAGACAGTCCTGGATCATCACTTTGGAACAGCGAAAACGTATGGGAAAAATACGATGACTATTTTAAAAAGTACCCACTTGTTTATAAAAGAGTAATGAACGGCGAGGGATTTACCTCTTTAGAAGGAAGGGAAGACGATAAGCACGTGATTGCTTTGAGTATGGCACATCTAAATCATCAGAGAGCCAAATCCCTATTGTTTAAAATAATGGATACCCAGATAGAGGGCTGGTGGGATTGACAATGAGAATTATATTTATAGTAATAGCTGTTGCAGCATTTATTGGATGCTGTGCTATGTGGGTTACCGGAATACCTCATATGAATAAGAATTTTCCTGATTATAAAGCTGAGGATTTTCTAAATGAAGACGAAGAAGACGATGACTAGAAGAGTTAATGATCACATGAAAGAAATAATGAGTGATTCGAAGGAATCTGAAAAATCACCCAGGGTCGAAGATAGGGGTAAGCCATTTTATAATGTTTATTTTAAAAATAAAAAATCAAGCATAGATAAAATCGTAAGTGAATATAAAAAAGCTACTCCTTACGAAATCTGGGAGGGAATAAGGGATAATTTCGTTTTTGGTTTTATCGGAGCAATGCTTGTTGTTTTTATAGCAACACGAACCGATGTTGCTGTCCTACTAGGTTATTTTCTTTATTATTCCTTTATGGGCAAAATTGTAAATAGACCCAAATATGTAACTGATCTAGGAAAACTAATTGTTTTTCCAATTCCATCCTCCCTCGGTGCATTTGCAGGATATAAGGCTTCATATATTTTACTTCATTTAATCTAAACTGATAGCCGATGTCATACTCAAGATGGTCAAATAGTAGATGGTATACCTTCTGGACTTCATTCAGTGGCGATACTAAGAACTCGCAGGCATTTGAAGTCATGATAGATTTTGCCAGAACCAGAGTATTTACCTACGCTGAATTAACCAAAGATACCAATGAGTGTCTTTCCGAGATAGCTGAGCTATGTTCCAATCCAATAGAATACAGTTTACCAAAAGAGATACTAACTGAGGAATTTAAACCAGAGCCAACAACCATATTTGATAGGATGATCTATGTAACTGAGATATCCGAACCCGATCCAGCAACGGTCGAGGAACTAAGAGAACTTAGGATTTACATGGAGAACTTTATTTCTGATGTTGATTGGGACTATTCAATACTTGGGAAGCTTACGAATTTCTGTACTGGAAAAAATATAACCAGTAATTTTGGATGGTGGTTGGATAGAAATTTTAAACCAAAAAGAAAGAAGTACAAAAAATCTAAAAAGGAAAAATATGAAAAATAATATATCACATGATAGTGAGAACAGAGTCTATAAAGCATGTTCTCGTGATCTACTTGATTCGTCAAAAAAATTATCTGATGATTTAGTTCTTGTTGAATTGTCGAAAGAGTACGTAGATTCAATTCCTAATGATATGGAACTTGGAAAAAAAGTTAGAGGAATGCTTTCCGATCTTATTGATTTTAAATCCAATGCTGATGGAAATAGAAAAGTGTGATGATTGCGATTCTCCCGCGGTGTGGTTTTATATGCCTGGAGACTATCAAAGATGTGATGAGCATGTAACTAGAGGATGTAGCTGTAATCACAGATATGTTAGTCCTGATGCATATCATCCACCATTAAAGGAACCAGATGCACCATATTCAGAAGGTGTCGAAAATGTTGACTGGAAATGGCTGGATGACGAAAAAACCCATTGGTGTAGCATAGACAGCAAGGGAAGGGAATGGCCATGTTGTGAATGGGATTACGACGGTCCGGATAGGAACTAAAATAGACTTGTTTAAGCGACTTTATTTTTTATGTGTATCTTTTCAATCTAAATGATTTTTAAGCCATATACGATTAAATAAACAATGAATTAAGTATTAATGAGAGTATATCTATAAAAATAAAATATATGAACAGTGAAATTATCAAGGAAAAATTAGGTGAAAAATCAATTTGGAATGATCCCGATCTTGCAGAGGGTTTCGAAAACTACAAAAATGAGCACACCTCCGAAATAACTGAAACTAATAAACCTTGGAGATATGATATAGATCCAGAGGAGCTTGGACTTGATGTGCTCAAGGTTGAGCCGGTTTTTATGCATAATGGGAACCCGCAAACCTGTAAACTAATAAAGTTACCAATATTCAGAAATACTGATCTGAATAAGAATTTCTCGGAAATAAAACCTAAGAAGCTTAAGAAAGAATTAGCTTCCCATATAAAAGAAAACTTCACGCACGTTAACAGTATAATAGAACATAGACAGTCGGCAATTATTGCTGATAGGGTTATAGATATGATTCATTATATGGTCCACGGTGTTAAAATTGATCACAATGGAAACAATTAGACCTTTAAGAAATGTTGGTGATAAAGTCCTCTTGGATGGATACACATCAATAGCTCAACAGAATGCTGATATCGTAACAATCGGCAAAGTTGATTGGAGATTCGATGAGGTGACTGGGGAGAAATTTCCAATTTATCATATTGGCGACGGTGAATGGTATGACGGTAGAGATGGTGGATGTTATAGTAAAAGGGAATCAATGTATTATTTAGAATTATGAAAATATCAAAAAAAGACCGGCTGTTACCTCATTTAGGTCTATTAAACTTCGAGGGAGATGCTGTAAGAGCATACAAAAAAGAGGACGGTGACAATTTCATCATTGTTGATGATCATCTGGAGATCATTGCCGAATGGGATTCGTTGGAGATCTTTGAATTTACTAGAGGTGATTTCTCAGTGACAACTAGTTACGGTAAGGAGTATAGATACACCGACTGGAACGATGATGCTAAACCAAGAAAAGATAAATTAGATTTGTTCATCGGTATAATTGATCTTCAGGTTGTCATCAAAAGATTATCGGATCTTACTTCAGGTTTAACTGAGGATGATCTTAGCAGGCATTCCATAGAAAGCATCCAATTAATAGCAGAAAAGAGCATGGCTCCAGTTTTATGCGTTAAGTATAGGGATGATGTTATTGATTCGTATAGGGATATTGGTGAAATGATTAGATTTATGGAGGCTTTGAAGAATGGATAAGGAGACAGTAAGAGTGAGTTTTAGAGAGAATAATCACAACTTCGATTGGCAAACAGTTGTCAATACCCAATCGGGGTATGAGTTTATAGGTTCTCAAAAAATAGAAAACAAAGAGAATTCAAATTGGCCAAAGTGGACAATTATTATTGACTATAAAAGAAATAAAAATGGCAAAAATTAAATTACTTACAGACGTTGACGTGGTATGGTGGGCGGAGACGATTCAGGGTGAAGCGGAAGTTGATGGTGAGATAGTTACCTTCAGATATCACGAAAACTCTAAAGGTGTTGAGAACTACATTTATGATAAGGATAATGGATGGACACAGAATTATGATGTAAAATTCGAACCTCTTTTTGAAATTTGTGGTCAATTGGAGATCAATAAGGATTCCAAATCTGGTGATGAATTTGAAAGTGAGGAAGAATAATTAAATAAACAAATAAAATGAGTAAAGTAAAAATTTCAACAGACAAAGGTGATATGATCGTGGATCTATATGATAACGACACACCAATCACAACCGGTAACTTTTTAAAGTTAGCAAATCAAGGATTCTATAATGGGTTAAATTTCCATAGGGTTATTCCTAATTTTGTTATTCAAGGAGGATGTCCAACAGGTACTGGACAAGGTGGACCAGGTTATAATATTCCTTGTGAGGTAACAGCACCAAATCAATTCCACGACAGAGGGGTTCTCTCTATGGCACATGCGGGAAGAAACACAGGTGGATCTCAGTTCTTTATTTGTCACAGCAGACAAAACACAGCACATCTAGATGGTAACCACACATGCTTCGGTAGAGTAACTGAGGGTCTTGATGTGATTGATCAGATCCAGCCGGGGGATAGGATAGTATCAATCTCCGAAATATAAGAAGATATGAGTGGAGGACACTGGGAATATCTCCAATATAGATTTACTGATGTTGCGGATGACATTAGAAAACTTATAGATCAGAACGGCAAGGAAAAAACTCAGGATGAGCTAAAATATAGCTATGTGAGTGAGGAGTGGCTGGAAAAATATCCGGGTGATAGATTTCATTATAAGTATTCGGACGAGATGTTAGAAAAGTTCAGAGAGGGTCTTAAGCATATAGAAATTGCACAGATCTATATGCAAAGACTTGACTGGCTGCTATCTGGGGATGATGGTGATGAATCATTTATGAGTAGATTAGATGAAGATTTAAAAAAATTAGAAAATGAAAACATACGAGGATAAAATAAAGGAAACCATCGATGGTATTTGCGAGGAACACAAATTGGCAAAGCCAATCACTGTGCCCTCTGCAGGTAAGCTAATCTATCAATATAGGGGAATTGATACTGCAATTGAATTATTCGAGGGAGCTGCTAATGAAACTAAGTCTAATGTATTTAGATCCTCAGCATTTGAAGCAACTTTGGAAGCTATATTAATGCCAATTAAAACCGGAATAAAATGGGAATTAGATACAAAGAACAAAAAATAGTTACCTGGAAAGGTGATTATCACGATACCAATTCTGAAACCTTTGCTGACTATTTGAGACTTGAAGCGGAAGATGGCTGGGATGTTCACTTAATAGAACCAACTTCTTTTAGTAATGATCCATATGGTCCAAATAAGCTTCTTATGGCTGTAGTAATATTTAGAAAATATGAATAATTTAGATAAACAATACACATCATTGCTTCAGGATATTATAGATAATGGGATAACTGAGGAGAAACTTTTGGACATAAAGATATACACGGAAAAAAGAATCCAAATGATTAGACAAGAGGAGGAAGATGAAATCAAGAGGAAAAACTCAGTAAAAAATAAAACT